ATCAGATTGTGAGTAGTTGTCACATGTACGAGTCAAAACCATTAGCTGATTTTCAACAATGGGAGGTTTGGAAAAACCGAACCATGCTAAAACATCACCAGCGACTCCAGCAACGTTAGAAAAAAGCGTAACGGCTGGGCCAAAGGAACCAGTGAATGGAGCAATCTGGCTAGAAGACAAGGCTATTTTCTTTACTGTGGCTGATAGCGTGCCACCTTCCTTTTTCTCATCGATAAACGCTCCCGACGAAGTCAACGTCGTGAGCCCTTCGAACACAGGATCGACTAAGCTTGCGTAAACGCAAACGCTCAAATCCGGAGAGGTAGCGGTACCTGAAAAAATGGGGTTGAAATTGAGGAAGTTTACAGCATAAGATCCATGAGAAACAGCTGAAACAAAACTATACCATCCATTTGGAGTACAAACAGGGAGGTCTAAAGTATATGTCTCAGTGCGAGAAGGATCCAATTCTATGTGGGGCAATACCCAAGCATTGACATGAATGTTAGAATCATTATCAATCTGGGCATAAGTAACACCAACTTCTCCAAGAACATGGGGTTGTGGCGTAGCTACTAGCAAAGCCTTTCCAGCGGCGTATGGGGCGCCTTGAACTGTAACAGTAATGCGTAGCGTAGCCTTGAAATAATAAAAGCTCGCGAGCTTTTTGGCGAAAGACGCAGGGCACGAAGTGAAGTATAAACTAACCAAATCATCAGTTAGCTTGAAATCCAAGTAGTGGATGTCCAATGAATATGTTGAATCTTCACAGGGTGCGAAAGGAACTTCTCAAAATCATCTCGATACTTAACAGACGGGGAGATCCTAAGATCAGGCGCTCTATCAGAGGTCATCGATTCAATTATCAAAGTGGCGTTATCACCAAAAGAGGTGGAGCTTGTGGTATCTTGATTATTATTTAGTTCAGCAAGGGAGTATACGCGGTAGCGGGATCCCTCAATCCCGCTCCGGTGGGGTGTCTTAATACTAGAAATCAGGGTTCTTTTAGGTGATCAGACTTTCACCACAAGTATGCATAAATATCTAGTGTTTGCTTATACAGAAGTATACTCTCCTGGAGTTTAAGGTCGACAACTTGACCGCTTTGTGCTACGAAAGTTGTTCCTCTTTCGGGTTCGCAACCACCATCGGACTATTAACAAGCAAATGTCCTGAACTTCCCGTCCAGAAACTCATCCCGCAACAAGTCATATGACAGCTCTGGAAATGCTTCCGCACCACCGAGCGATGTCTCATGCTTGATGAAAGCTTGTTTCATCCTCTCCTGCATCTCATCAAAGTACTCTCTACCATGAAGAAACGCTTCACGCTGCACGCCTCTTGCAACGTCTATCATACGACTAGCCTTAGTCGTCTCGGCTTGCACATCTTCAAAACACACAGCTTTGAGGATGCTGTCCTTTTCAAGCGGAGCAAGATAAAAACCTAACTCAGCGTCAAAAACAAACCGTCGTTTCAAAAACACCGCTTCACTCAAATCAAGCCTTTCTTTCATAACCCCATCTTTTGAAGCTGGAGTAACCTTGTAACCCCACTGGGCGTACAAGGGAGCTATGGTGAGAATGTTGTACTTTCCAATAACCTTATCGGAAACTCCACACACATTATCATCAC